TTCCAATTCATAATACTCATCCACCATATTCTTTAATACCAACATGGCCCTACCACAACGTTGTCCAAATATATCCATATATTCAAGCTCAGTCGCTTTAGTCTCATTCAAATGTTTTAATATATCAATTAACTTTGCCGATTCTAACCCTTGCTCATGGGCATACTTCGCTCCTTTCTGTATGGAGAAGGCTAACTGAGTACCAGCCATAGATCCCTGAATACCAGCATTGCCTAACAAACCTATCATAGTTGCAAGCTCATCTATATCATATCCAAAGGCTTTAGCCATAGGAGCACCATATTTAAAGGACTCGGCCATCATTTCCATATTAGTATTTGTACGAGTAATAGTAGCTACAAAAGTATCATTGACCTTATCAAGTTGCTCTGTCTTCAATCCCATAGCAGTCAAGGCATTAGTAGCTATATCTGCTGCTCTTCCCAAATCAATGGCTCCAGCAGTTGCTAAATCCAATGTCCCTGGTAATGCTTTTATAGATTCGGAAGCTTCAAATCCTGCCATACTCAAAAACTTCATTGCTTCGCCAGCCTGAGTTGCCGTCCATTCTGTAGTAGCTCCCAAATTTCTAACTATTTCGTTCATTCTTACAAATTCTTCACTAGTAGCCTTAGACACCCCTTTCACTATTGTCATAGTCTGCTCAAACTCCATACCCGTCTTTGTTATCTTTATAGCAGCCATTGTAGCAGCCATACTTCCAATAACAGCGGTTACACCAACAATAGTTTTATTCAATTTTGAGAAACCACTAGTAGCTCCACTAACAAAATTAGACATAGCTCTAGAAGCATTGCCTAATTGGCTAGTATCAGCACCTATAGTAGCATATAGTTCACCTATGTTAGCCATCGTTACTCCTTGTTGCTAATTACTCTTTCATCTTTCTCTCTCGCTTCTTTTGATACTTAGTTTTACCAATAACTTTTTTCTTCCTATCCTTCCTCTTACTGGGATCAGACTCCTCTGCTATAGCCATAAGCAGAGCTTTTATGCCCTCAGTAGACTGTTTTTTCTCCGAAGGATCGCCTTTAATAAAAGGCACAAAATCTATAGCCTGTTTTGGAGAATGACCCTTTCCTCTATTAGCATTATAAATCAAAGAACATACTCTGCCTAACATAAGGAAAAGATTATCATGTCCAAATGGTTCTACCCTATCATAAGCCAACCAATCAGTTACTTGATCAGAAGTCAAATCTCTTAAAAGAATATCAGGATGAGGATATTTTAAGGCCAGAGCGAGTTTAAAATAAAACTTTCTCTCTGGCCTTTTTATTAGTTTTTTACTTTCGCCTCCAGATCAGCCCTTCTAAGAGCATTCAACCTCTGAGCAGTTTCAAAAAGTCTGTCTAATACAAGAGAGCTTTTACCACCTAGCATAGTAGTAGCATCTCCCTTCTTAAAGATTCTTTTCCCTTCTTCATCAACCGAACAAAGCTCTACAAGAGAAGCTCGTATATTTTTCATACCAGTTTCTTTTCCCTCAACAAAAGTAGTATACTCCCAATTATCTCTTTCAGTACCAGTCATAGTTCTTACATATAGACCACTACCTTTTTCACCCCACTCAGGAGTATCTACCCACTCTTTAGGGAGATCTTTTGCCTTTTCTACATTTTCCCTTGTTAAAACTTTCCTAATTATCTGTTTTTCTTGATCAGTATCATTCATTTTATCCTCCTTTTAGATATTAGAGAGAATATGACTAACTGCTTGATTAGCATAATGTTAGTCTTTTTCTCAATCCTAAGTTGTTACAGTTACGATTCCGGAGATCTTGATAGTAACAGAACTAGTTACTTTATCATCCATAGGAACAGCCATACCTAAAGCTGTAACTAATCCTGTAATCTCAAAAGTAGTAGCACCATCATCTGGAAGTACTATTTGATAATCATGCAGATCGTCACTTTCAAAATCTGCTTTCATATCATCATAACCATCAAGAGTAAAATTCATCCCAAGGGGTATCTCACCACCATCTCTGAAACCACCAATAAATTCCCTGTATCCATCTGTTGAGTCAAGAGAAGTTACATCAATTACTCCCCTTGTCAAGTTAGGTCCACCAATGCTAGTCACTTCCGCTACTGCTGTAAAAGCCGGACTAGAAGAAGTACCATTAGCACGGTTAAATACAGTTCCAACACCACTTATAGCATCACTCATTACTATTCACCTCCTTAAAAAATTTTTAAATTTAACTAGGACAAAGAAGTCCTATGTGCCCCAAAATTTATACTAAATTGAGGCCTCTTCTTTTCATCAAAACTAATAAAGAAAATGTCCGCAGTACAAAGAATTTGAATATATCTAGCACCATTAATAGTTTCGTTTGTTTTCCCATGTAATCCATCCCTCACCTCTACTGCCTTTTTATAAGCTTCAAGATATCCCCCCTGATTCCCTCTAACAATTATCTGGAAATCAGGATATTCATAGTTATAATTTACTTCCGGAGAATTTCCAGGAGGGGTATCAGTAATCAATATTATAGTATCTGGACTATCAGGCATATTTGCTATAGCTATACTCCAACCTTCAGTAGCAGCAAATTCGCCTGCTGAAATAGCACTTTCCTCTAGAAAATCTTTTATATCTCTCGAAACAGGATTCACAATTTCCTCCTATGATATCTTTATCTTAGCTTCGGCATGTAAGATATCTAATATCTTCTTTCTATTTTCCTTCAATACTTTCTCTAGAAACTTCCAGGAAGTTCCAGGCTTCCTATAATTCTTATTTATCTCATGTACATAAAGGGCATAGTAAGCAGTATAACCAATAATCCCTTTAAAACCTGATGGAGTCTTTCTAACTTCTGAATAACAGCTAGCTCTTAAATTACCTTTATCTACAGGAGTCCTTCTCATAGAAGAAGCTTTTACTAGCAAAACAACCCTCTGCATACCTATATAAGTATTATTCTTTATTTTGGCTATTTGTTTATTTAATTGATTCAGAATATTTGATCTTACTATAACTCCCACTAGCTGCCTCCTCCAAAAATCTTAACCAAAGAAGTAGTCCCCCTTAGATTAGGAACCTCCCCGCAATTCTCTATCTTCCTAGACGAGGATACATCTTTGGGATTAGAATATATGCTATCTGTATAATCACCCAAAGCCACATATCCTCCTAGATCCACATCCTGCCCTATATATACAATGGCTGAAGACAATTTTTCCTCACCATTAGGAGTTCTAAATAACACTTGCTTCTCTTCCCATCTACAATCTATTAAGACGGGATCATCAAAAGTATACCAACCATACCCATCTGAAGCAGGGTTACCCCAATAGGTACAACTTTGATTTAATCCTCTTATTCTATAAGCCATCTTCTATAACTCCAAATCAATAGCTTTAAGAGAAGCCCTTTTCAAACCAGTTCTAGCAAGCTTTCCAGTGGTATCAAGCAATTTAGCTTGCTGCCCAAAAGGAGAAGCATCTAGTCCTTTTTCAAGTACTGGTAAATTAAACTGATCCTGAGCATCTCCTAGCTTCTCCGATTTCCTTTGAGGATCATATAAATAAACAAAATGAGCAGCTAATAATAATTCAATCTTCTCTAATTGATCAGCACTTAAATCGGTTTCATCTCCTAAGATACTATTTACAATAACATTGGCTAAAGTTATTTGTGGATCAACATCAGTCATATCGGTATCTATAATCTCTTTAACTTCAGCCGTAGTAACCCTTACAGCCATTGTTATCCCCTCCTATCTTTATTTCTATGCCATAAAGAAGGAGTAATAAATTCTCTTACTTTATCATAATCCCAATTCAACTCTAAATTATTTATCACCCCTTGTAATTCGGTCAAATCACCATTAATAGCCCTCTGAGGCCATACCTCAAATATCTTTAGTCCTGCATCATGCATCTCTTGAAATCTATTTTCATGTTGAGAAACCCAACCAAGCCACCCTGCATAATTTTTATATCCTCTCATAAAAGCTGTTCTCATACAGGAAGCAATTATATCATTTACTTCTCTCCTAACTATAATCCATTTAGCATCCGGAAAAGTATCATGCCATAAAGGCCACATTAAACACATCTTGGCTCCTTTATAAAACCATTTCCCATCTTTATATCCTTCTCTCTTCATTAACTTAATTATGTTATTTCCCCATCGTTTTATATATATTCCACTCATATTTTTAAACCTATTAACATCCGGTAGAGGGTTTTGTCCCAAAGGATCGTAACCCATCTTTCTAAATAGTGGTTTTACATATTCATTTACTATTATTTTATTTTCATACATTCCTTTTTTGTTGTAACGAGTAGCCCCTCGCATATCCCCGCCAAAAGCCCCGCAAATATTTATAGATCCGGCAACTAATGAGGTGCCCGAACGGGCACATCCTGTAACAAGAATAGGTTTTTCTAGATAATCTTCTCCCATACTTCTTTATCCTCCTTACGATCAATTACTATATCTGCATTCCAAGCATTCCTTCTATCTCCAGGCTCTAAGCCATGACTAAAAAATAACACAAGACACCCGGGATATACTTTCTTCAATCCATCAACACTCTTAAAGGAAAAATTTGAAATAAAATAAAATTTAAAGTCTTTGTTTTCCTCTTCATCTTTATACCCCAAGAACTTTCTAGTAAAATCTTTTCTTCCAGACCCTTCTAAACCTAACAAAAAAACCTTCCTTTTCATTTCTAATCTTCCTTACGATTAACTATTATTTCTGCTTCTACTGCTGCTTCATAAGGTCTATTCGGATCGTTAGGATAATCATTATGTGTCAAGTAAAAGAAAGTACAATGGGTTATCTCCTTAATAATTTTTCTTAATTTAACAAAAGGTGCTTTACTAGCTACTATTATATAATACCCTTGTTCTGCTAGAAGCTTTGCTAAGTGAGCAGTTCTTAAATTCCTTATCCAACCCCCATCCATAGATGGTTCCCATATTATATCTTCCCTTACCAAAACATCCTCATCCAGTACTATTGTTCCCATACCAAATAACTCATAAAACTTTTTAGCTAAAGTAGTCTTGCCAGAACCTGTCTGCCCAGTAAGCCATATAATTTTCCCATCTTCCATACTTTTTCCTTTTATTTCCAAAATCGTCCTATCCATTCCTTCTTACATTTATGAATTAGAGGTTTTCCATAAAAACAAATAATCTTAGCATCTTCTGCAGGAAGTCTACTCTTACAAGACTTCTTAAAAGAATAAATTCCCGGGAAAAAATCCTGTATAGGAACATATTCATTATTATTCTTTCTTATCTCTTCAGAAATATAAGTTTGAGCATCTGGATACTCATCCATAACTTCTTCTGAAAAATTCTTATAGATAAAAGTACATTTTTTATTCTCCCAAGACATTATCCCAGTATTAATCAATCCTATATTTTGATTTGTCTTATTCCAAGGTTTTAGAGAGCTGAAAGTATAATCAACAGATAATAAGTCATCTACATTATCCATAACTATTGTATCCAGATCAAGATATAACACCCTTTCCGATTCAAATCTTCCAGGCTTAAATAAATCCACTTTATACCATCTGCTCGAAAGCAAGTCATCTATTATCTGAAATTCAATACCTTTAATCTCTGGTAAATTAATAGAATCATCAATCATACAGACAAACTTAAAAGGATATTTAATATTCCTACATAACATATTATAAAGATTTATAACATATCGTTTGTCAAACCTTTCATCATCAAATATAGTAACTATAGTTGTATCTTTATATTCTATTTCATCGTCTCTTATACTATTCTTATTCTTCTTCATAGTTTTCCTAGTTGTAACCATCTTTTCTTTATAACTCTTGTTAGTATCAATATCAACACAACTCTTAAATACCTCTCTGTATTCCTGTGCCACTCTTTTAACATTGTGATGTTCCTCTGTAAATAATCTTCCATTCTCGGATATTTTTTTATATAGAGCAGGTCTTTGTTGTAACTTCTTTAGTTGATCCTTTAAATCCTTTCTATTCTTTTCAGAAAACAAAACATTAATCTCGTGGGAAAGCTTTTCTCCATGATATCCTGCTTCTCTCGTAGTAATTACTGGTATACCACAAGCCAAACTTTCCATTATAGTATTACTACATCCTTCTCCATCAGTAAGCAAAACCAATACATCTATTTCTTTATAAAATTTCTCTTGCATCTCCTCATGAGGAATCTGATCCGGTCCAAATAGTGCTGTTTTCAATTCTAATCCGAGCATATTGCATGTATCTTCTATTATATTATAACCTTTGTAATCACATTTCTCTTTTGTCTTTATATTGCCTACAAAACCCACCACCATATTAGATAGATTATGCGAGAAGGGTTTTTCCATACATACCCACTTTTCTAAATCTAATCCATTAGGTATCAAATATACTCTATCATTTACCAACTCAGCTATGATCTTTAACTTATCATTAGTAGCTACTATAGCAAAACATTTAGACATTCTTTGCAAATAATTTTTACTCCTAAGAGGAGATATCTGAAAGGATCTTAGTCCTCCAAGTCTACATATAGTTTTATCGTATGCCCCTGAAGAATACCTTCCTAGCTTTTCCAACTGTTTAACATTCTGACTCAAAAAGAAAGAATTCTTATCTTTTTTTATAATCACTTTATCTCCTCCCCTAGATGTCCTCCAACTTTTATAATCCACAGAAATAATCTCATCAAATATATATTCTAACTCCTTTAGAAGAGATTTTACTATATTCCCCCAACTCCATTTTCCCTTTTCCCATTCTAGGCTATACAATATTATCATTTATATTCTTTCCCATTTATAGAAACTCCCATCCTTTTCCATTAATTCCCACTCTTTATCTTTCCACTCATCTATTAAATAGCTATACTCATCACAATTACTTCCTACATTAATTGTAACAAAAATGGTCTTCTTAGCTATTCTCGCAAACTCAGATAATGCCCTGGGCCATACCTTATCAAATGGCCTATAGAATGTCATAGACCCTATACATGAAACTAAGTCAAATGAATTACTATCAAAAGGATAAGGAAAGACCGTGCAATCCATAAAACAATATGGAATATTCTGAGATTCCAAAAAAGGGAAATAACCAACATCTGTCCCATAAACTTCATTACCAAAATATCTCATTGTCTCCAAGAAAGCCCCACTTCCACAGGATATATCCAAAACTTTATAACCACCTTTTTCATACTCAGGCAAATGCAAAATTATAAAATTCGCTCGTCGTCTCAATACCTTAGCCCTATGCATGTACTTACTTCTATGGTAAGAACTAAGAGCCTCTGGCTTATTCCACTTTCCTCCTAGGGCCTTCAAGAACTTGCCCATATATTTATATGGATCATGTGCCATTTTTAAACCTATCTTTAGAAAACAACATTATTCCTTCTTCACTATATAACTTCCAATAACATTTCTCCTTCATCTCATCACATGCCTTTTCCACTCCCGGTGCCTTATAAACTAACGAATTATATTTATTATAATCATCGACGTAGATTATCCCTCCAGGTGAGAGATACTCCAAACAAGTTTTTATATCAGAAAGACAAGTTTTATAATCATGTCCTCCATCCACCATAGCAAAATCTACTTCTCCAATCCTATTAAAAACCTTCCTCAAAACTTCTTTGGAATCACCAACTACTATATCAAAGTTTTGATACATCTCCTTCATCTTAGATGAGTTATAATATACACTTTCATGTTTACCTATATCAATACTAATTAATTCTGGTTTTTTAGAAGCCAACACTTCAAGCATTAACATTGATGATCTACCTTGATTAAAACCAATTTCTAAAATTTTACTAGGTGATAATTTCCTCAATAAACTATCAAGTATCCATCCTTTGGCCGGTTTGATTCCTCCTTCCGGTGACACCTTAAACTCTCCAGACCTTAGTAGCTTTTCATGCTTTTCCATAGTAGCTACTTTTACTTCCTTTCCTCCCGATGTATTCTGGAAAAAGGAAGTACCCCATCCCGAATGGGTTTTAAAAGCTATCTTCTGCATATCTTTTAACTCTATCTCTATAGGATATAAATCTAACCTATCTGAGTTATCAAGAATTATCCAACCTAAATCCTTAATCCACCTTTTTGCATATTTACTACATTCAACTCTCTCTCTTCCATCAATAATTATCAGATCGAAGAACTTTTTTAGAGTTAAAATAAAATGTGGATATGTTTTTCTATCATCCTTTTCTAGAGGAACTAGGTTTATATTTATATTTTGTATTCCTCTTTCCTTTGCCCATCTAACTATCCAATCAGCCCAAGACTTATGATGTTCTACGCTAATTATGTTCTTAGTATGTAAAGAAAACCAATATGTACCGGCACCAGAACCCCACTCAAATACTTCCCAATCCTTTTGAACTATCCCTTCAAGAAATTTAAGAGAAGGAGGGTTAAACCAAGGATAAATAACCCCATCCTTATCCCGTCTTTGAAGCTTCGACGAAATTTCTACCATAGGATCTTTAACAGGAAGATTAGTCTCAGGAACTTTTAAATTCATCTCTTACTCTCCTAAAAAATCTAAACTTTGATAAAAGAACCGCTGCTTGCCATTCATATTCCATATTAAAGTCTGACAACCAAGGTTGTCTTAACAACCTCCCTCTCCACTTATCCGTTAAACTATACCAATCATGAATAACGAATCCAGAGCCTACTCGCAAGTGATTACCATATAATTCAGCTTCCAATCCCTTATTCCCATTATCTATATCAAGAAAAACATTGGGTTTACTTATTACTTTTATAACTTCCTTTTGAGCATGATCCAATAAATCAATTGTAACTGCATTGAATCCTTTCCTCCATACTTTTTTAGCAATCGGCCTGGGATGATGAATACTATTATCATAAGTATAAAACTCACCATCCCTCATAAGAGCAGCCGTTCCAAGATATACGCTTGTTATCCCAGAGAAAGTGCCAAATTCTACGAGTATTTTAAAATCTTGATTTAAGGAAAGTACATATTCTAAAAATAACAAATCTCCCTTAGAAATAGCCGGTGACTTGGCACCAAAGATAGTCCTAGGAGTCTCGGGATCTTTTCTATCTGTTATAAGATATCTTTTCAACCACTTAATCATCTCCTCATCCCATACCAAATTTCTACCAATAAAATTAAACTTAGCACCTATCATTAATTATACCCCTCCTCTATATTCACTTTTTCCCCATTTAACCATCTCTCCAGATCATCTTCTGGCTCTACCCATCCGATACCTTGTCTTTTAGCATGTATAATTTGTTTTTCTTTCAAGCAATTATGATGAATAAACATTTTTTGTTTCGCAAAAAAACCATTGGTAGCCCTGCTATCCTCTGTAGATTTAACTATTATTCTCATCTTACTATAGATTTTCCTAGCCCTTTTACACATATTATTCTCACATCTACTAAAGTCGATACCATCCTTAAAAGTCTCATCATAGGGCCCAGTCAAATCGTGAAATATCTTCTTCTTTAAATGAACATGATCATTATAATAATATCCTGCTTCTCTATTTAGATTATAATATTTTCTCTTTTCATCAAACTTTTTTAAATGCCCTCTATCCAGATCCCTTTTATACTTAACATGATACCGTATCATACCTATTCCAGAAGCCTCTGATAAAAATTCTACGTCTTCTTCTATATGCAAAGAGCAAACTTGGATACAATCATCTTGAATATAAAATATTAATGGAGCATCGCAAAGACTTAATGCAAAATTCATATTTCGTCCAAGTCCAGGAGGAGCAGGATGATAAAACCACTTCATTCCATGCTCCCTCATATAATCTTCCATCTCTTCTTTTCTATAATGTTTATATTCTTCGATACTCACTATCCAGTCATGTTCAACTTCTCCCCAATCAAGAAACTGTTCGACAGAATCAACCATAACCTTAAAATATTCAAATCTTGCAGGGTGCCTATTCCATGCAGTAGTTAATATATTAACCTTTGGCAGCACGTCTCCTCCTTATATTTCTTTCCCTTGCCCTAGCTTGCTTCTCCATGAGAGTAGAATGTTCTAAAAGAACTTTCTGTTTTCCAAAATAATTCCCAAACGACCTTTCCTCCTTATTAATTGCACATCTCTTATAGGCTATACCAAGAATAGCAGAGACTTTTCTAGCAGAGGTAACCATTCTGTTTTCAGCAACTCCGCCATCTATACCATTAGGAAATTTTTTACTCTTAAATTTAAAACTCTCATCGTAAGGCCCTGTTATTCCATGATACTCCAATTTCCTTAGATGAACATGAAAGTTCATATAATATGTGGCCTCTGGTGATACCTTATAAATATCCAACTCATCATTAATTAGTTTCATATGCCCACGATCATTGTCTCTATCGAAGTGGGCATAATATCTCAATACACCTATCTTTTGGGCCTCTTCTGAAAAAAACCAATCAATATCCTTCCATATTTCCAAAGGCTCAACAGCAATACAATCATCCTGTACGAAAAGAATAGCTGGTTCGCTACAAAGGGAAAGAGCATAATTAGTATTCCTTCCCAATCCGGCAGGAGGACGGTGATAGAAAAAATGAATTCCATGGTCTAAACAAAACTCTTCCATTTCCTTTCTCAAATAATGATCTTTCTCTTCTATAGAAACAATCCAATCGGGGATATATTCGCCCCAATTAACTTTTTCTTTAACAGATTCCACCATCACTTTAAAATAGTTGAATCTCTCAGGTACTCTGTTCCATGCGGTCGTCAATATATTAATTTTCTTTTGCACTTGAAAATTCCTTTAAAATATATTCCCTAGCCATTCTATCTGGTTTCAAATAAGTTCTTTTCATAAACTTTCTTGCCTCGCTCCCCATACTTTTTGCTTCCTCAGGTTTGCTCAAATAATACTCGACTTTGTCTACTAGATCGGAGCAATCTTCCTCATACTCAATATAATGTATTCCTAATGAAGGAGCAAGAAAACCATAATCTAATCCTTGTAATGTTGTAGTCAGGCAAAATCCACCCATGCAAAGAATATCAACGAACCTATGACTACTATTACCTAGCCCTGAAGGACATACATTCACTATTGTCTTTTTCATCAATAGTAAATAATCTTTTCTTCTGATAGTTTTAATTAAATATGCTTTTGCTATTGGATCTTCATCTGAAACATCATTTCCAAACTCATCACATTTAGCAAGTTTCCTATTTATAAAACCTCCTATAAATTTTTTTCCATACTTTCTTTTTAAAATATCAACTGCTTTCATTCTATTTAAAGATGTTGGAGATCCATAAAAAGACAAAGGTATACTAAAATTATATTCCACGTCAGGATAATCTACTGTCCAAGAACCGATAAACATCAGTGGTCTTATCTTGTCTATCTGAGAACGATCAAGCAGATTCTTACTACTTCTAAATCTTTCCGGCTTCCCTTCATTGCTAAGAAAGACTTCTAAATCCTCCGGACAAGCCATTTTAAATATTACATCACATTTATCTATAACAGCTTTATTTCTACCCCCAAATGTCCATCTCTTAGCTCCACCGAATATTGCACCACAAGGAACTTTAGTATTTGGTATTCCTTCCCTTCGTATATATTCCCAGCCATATAAGATAAAATCTAAAGTTGTATCATCTTCTATCACCCTAACTGGCTTCCTGACTATTTTCTTATGAGTTAATGGAAAGAACTTATACCTATCCACCATATCAATGTTTATACTAATTTCTTCAACTTCTTCACAACAACCCAAAGCCATAAACCAGTATGCAGTTTTAGTATGAGCCGGTTCTTTTTCTATTAGACCGATTCGCACATCTAACTCTCTTTCCCAGTTGATCTAAGGACATTACCATAATCACATCCCCAGGTAAATTAAGTGAATGATTATCCTCTGGCATATTTTCAATAAGGGAGCGTACTACATTATTATATGTCCAATTATAAGAACCTGCCATCCATCCTATATACATTCTACTCATCTCCAATTAGCTCTAACCCAAGGCATCCTTATAACTTCATGAGGCATCGGACGTCCATGAAAACATACTATATCAGTTCCCTCCGGATAATTTCTAATAGCTCTACAATGATGCTTAAAACTACATACATTCACATAATCCTGAACCGGAAGAATATTTATTCCTTTATCATTTAAACAAGAAGCTATATATCTTTGATCCCACTTATAAAGTAAAATATCTTCAGAAGAATTGAAAGAGGAAGTAATAAAACTAAAATCCCCATTCCACCCCATTATCCCGGAAGCCCATCCACCCCTCTTCCAAGGCTTAATCATAATAAATTCATCAGAATGAAGATCTAAAATAGCTCTAGCCAAATTATCTATATCATCTACTATTACTGTATCCAAATCAAAATAAAGATTAGGGCCTTTTTCCTTGAACAGATCTATCTTCCCCCACCACCCATGTTCAACTGTTTTCCTTGTTTTTATACCTTTATGCCAAAGGTTAATATTATTATTGGTATAACAAAGGAAATTAAAAGGTAAGCTAACATTCCGATCTACCATAGATTTCAATTTAAGTAAATAATTAATATTAAATTTATCTCCAGTAAGAACACTCAATATATTTAGCCTTACATCTTGTCCTTTATTTTCTATACTTTCTTCGTTTCCCATTTTAAGTAGTCCTCCAATTTCATTATCTTAAATTCCTGTATAACACTTCCTACAGTACAATTGATTACTTCTACTCCCAATTCAGTCAATTGTTTCTTAATGAAAGGGAATCCTCTCAAAAAACGATAATAAGGATTCTTAGTATCATATGCCGGATGATCTGTGTGCCAGTTTGGTTTATTATCCACTCTCTTCATATCAAATCCTAAAAGAATTATTCGCTTCACTCCTAAATGATAAGCAAAATTTATAGCACTTCCTCCACTAGATTTATTCCATGAAACTTTATCACGATCAGTCTCAATACCGTACTGCTTTCCTCTTCTATAAGAAAATACCCCTGGAAGATTCCTTTTTGCTATTCTAGGAGCACAATGAGCAATCATTCCTTTAAATTTCCTAAGGAACTTTCTATGCATATCAAACCATCTACCATCACCAAACCACAAAAAATCAACCCAATCATAAGGATCATATCTACTTGTTCCAGAGAACCAGTCCTCCTTAGTATCCCTCCCTTTTCCTTTCACAGGTTTTCCATAAGAGTTATTCACAGCTATAATTCTTCTTTCCTTAATCAATTCAAAATTTACTAAGGAAAGGGAAGGTCCACCACCAAGAATAAAAACCGTCTCTCCTTCCCAGATTTTACTAGGAACTCCTGGCATAAAATTTACTCCTACTTACTAAGATCTAACTCCTCTATAACAACCTTCTTGAGCACCTTCGTCTTTACATTCTTAGTAGAAATATCTAAACCTCTGTCTTTGATGAATTGTTTTATCTCTGATCGCTTCAACTTGTTTAATTCTTCTATACTAATCTCTGCCTCGCCTTTTTCATCATCATTATTATCATCATTATCAGAAGTAGTAACCTCTTCCTCAACAAACCTATTTTGATCAACTATTCCTCTATCCTTTCCTTTTAGCTTCTCTTCATCATATACTATGTTCATATTGGCTCCTTTCATCAACTCCATAGCTTGATTATGAGTTAGAGGAGCCGTATTGAGAAAAGATCTAGTAACAGTATTATGAACATTGAAAAATCCTGTTTGCCCATCAATGGGTACTATACGAAGATGAGTTTCTCTATTAATCATATCCGAATACTCATCAAGTGAATCTAGAAAGGCAGCATCCTTATCCATAGGCAATAACTGATCCCTAAACTTGGTAGCTGTTTCTACCGAAAGATTTACAATAGAATTAGCAGGTACTCTAGTCCTACCCGACTTTCCGTTTATATTTTTCAAATGTAATGTTCCACTCTTTATCCTATATTTAGGCATTTTAAATCTCCTCCTTTAGTAATCCAGTAGCTTTGGTTAAGCACTGGCGAAACATCTTCAACCTAAAACAGATTGAAGACTTAGTTTAACAAAATTAATCAACCATTATTCCGTAAACACAGCTATTCCACATCTTCCGCTTTGATCATGTCGAGTCTGCGGAATTTGGATAGTCATGATCTTGAAATTGACTTGCATACCTCCATCAGTATCCCACTGGACTGTAATTATATCCAATCCAGTAACTAGACGAATGACGTCTTCCGTCATCTGTACTAAAGATACTTTGGTAGAAGAGGCTTTGTCAGCGATCTTAATACCAGCAAGACCATCAACTTCAAGCAGTCTCTGTCGGATGGACTTATCCGAATTGGCTTTAAAGTCATCATCTAGAGCAGTCTCATACTGAGTAGGAACATATAGCACATAAGAACCATATGCCCTATCATCAATAAGAGCTTGCTTCATATCCCTAACATCTCCAAGGATAGTAGTCCCACTTGCAGCACTATCATTCCATGGAGCAGTAAGAGAACCCGTATTTCTATTAGGTTCATCCTCATAACCATAGATACTACCACCACCAAAAGTATAGGTAGAAGCACCTTGGAAGAGAATTTCCTCTACTTTCTCCGCTACTTTACGTGCCTTCAAAGTAGCCATAGAAGTATCTAAAGGCATACTTCCACTTCTACTAGCTTCAAGTTCACGGATATTAAATGAAAAATCCGCAAAGATTAAAGGCATAGGCATATAATTGATGTCAAATTCTTGACGATCCCTACGGCCTCTAGTCTTTCCATCCATTGCCATTTCAGCATCTTCCGCATCGGAAGCATCCTGATAAGCAAATACTGGCTTTCCTAATCCATTAGGAATAGTATAAGTCAGTCCCCTAGCCTGTAAGTCAGCAACTCCCACCAGCCTTTGCTGGTAAGCGGCTAATACTGCCTTATCAATGGCTTTCCATTCGTCATATAATAGAACATCATTCGTTCTCATGGCTTTTATATCCAAACCATTATTCAAAAGCCTTGACGCAACGGAACCATGAGCAGTAAAACTACCTTTACCATTGCCAACCAAGAAATTAAGCAATGCATCACCTTTCATATCTAACTCCTCCTTTGTCAAATATAAGAACAAATAAAATTGTTAATAATCAATAGTCAGTAGACTACAGGATTTCTACCATAATCCTAGTATCTTCGGAAGAGGAAGAAGATGTAAGATTCAGAGCTTCCAATGCCCTTCCTACAATAGGATTATTATAATCAGTACCTGTGTAACTTGAAGACTCCACCGCTGGAGTATGCTTCCTTAGAGTACCATCTCCGGCTGACTCAAGCGGATCTCCTATGTCCACATCCTGACCATTCTGCAACCATGCTTGTATTTCATCTCCCTTCCTAGGAAGAACATACTGTGCCTGATTATCCGCAGAATAGTCATCCCCAACTTCATTCCCTTGCAAAGCATCTTCGATAGCAAAGGCAGCAATAACATTTCCACCCGCAGTATCATGTTTCTTTAACTCCCCACTGGAATTAATATCTACTAAATGCCCCGGAGTAATAGCCTCGGAAGCAACTGCTTCCTTCTGCAAAGGATCACCTTTTAAAACAATAGTACGTCGTGTACTCATAATTAATACCTCCTTATAAATTAATAATACAAAATAAGTTAAAGATTATTAGCAAACAAGAAAGCTACTATGAATCTAAATGGGAAAGATCCGCTGTACCATCCTTATTCCATACAGGCTTAGGAGCGATAGGCACACCGGTACCATCCTCATTTTTTTCACCTTCTTTTGTCTCAGAACCTGTCATCTTACCTATAATCCCAGATAGATTTTTGGAAAA